GGCATGAAACTTAAGAAACATAGTGTGTCTAAACGGCAGGCACAGGCTATTGCACGATTACCTCAAGATAAACAAGCTTTTATTAAACGTCGTATTCTTATGGGCGATACTCTTAGACAGGCTAAAAAAAGAGCAAAGCCTATAAACGCGTAGGTTGATGGGAGATGTGGGGCGATGGAAAGCGCCGTAACTTTCATCAATGAAGTTGGATTTCCTATTGCAGCCGCATTGGGACTGGGCTTCTTCATCTGGAAGCTCATAAATCGCATTATCGATGGTCTAGAAATTAAAGTGGATACTTTAGATGATAAAGTTATCGCTAGCCTTGAAGCTATGGAAGAGCGACTTGGTACTAAACTCGATAGTCAATACGGCATTCTTGTTAGTCTTATAGATCGAATCCGAGCCATAGACAATCAAAGTATTCGACAAGACATCCTTCTTAAAACATTACTGGGGGTCGCAGGTTTAATTGATACTGATAAAGTAGCCAAAGCGGATAGAGATGACCAAAGAAAGGATTAAGACAGGGGTCGGAGTCCTTGTTCTTGCTCTAGCACAGAACGTTTTTGCTGATGAGCTCGTACACAGATTTGGTAATCCTAGTTTTAGTGGAATTAATCAATCCGCACACTACTTAACAATCGACGAACAAGAGCGTACGCGTTCAGATAAGAGGGCAGAAAGTATCCAGGAGACTTTAGACGAAGTAGAACGTGAAGCAAAAAATACTGTTCTTGCTAAATTTATTCGAAATTTGGAATCGCGTATTTATTCTACCCTTGCCAAAGATATTAGTGAGTCGTTATTTAATTATTCTGGTATTCCTACCTCAGGAAACCCTATAGCTGGAGAAATAAACCTAGAGGGAAATATACTAAAGTGGATAAATGATGGGACTACTATTACGCTTATTATTGAAGAACAGTTTGATGGGGTTATTGTTTCAACTACAGAGATTAGTATACCTATTGGTAGTTTTGGGGGTTGTTGGGTAGATTGTGGTAGCGAGAGTGGATAATGCGATTTTTAATATTAGGATTGCTCATCCTTTTTATGGGGGGCTGCGCTAAGCTTGCTTTCCAGAATCAAAAAAACTGTATAAGTATTTTTATTTGCCCAGAAGGTCCCAGGATTGTTCCTAGTTCTGCTCATCAACTTCTAAATCTCCCTCTTCCTAACAAAAAAGCTGTTGTTGCAGTTTACGAGTTTCCTGATCTTACGGGACAACGAAAACCTAAAGAGAATATCGCCAGCTTTAGCACAGCAGTTACCCAAGGCGGACTTGAGATATTAATTGAAGCCTTACGAGATGCGGGCCGTGGAAGTTGGTTTGTTGTTGTAGAACGATCGGGCTTGGATCATCTAAGTAGAGAACGTCAGCTCATTGTAAATACACGCAAGACCTATGATGGAGAGAAAGAAAATACCTTAAAGCCGTTACTCTACGCGGGCCTGGTATTGGAAGGCGGAATTGTAGCGTACGATAGCAATATTCGAACGGGGGGATCTGGAGCCAGATATTTTGGAATTGGTCTCAAGAACCAATATCGAGAAGATATAGTGACTGTCACCTTACGTGCAGTACTCGTGCAAACAGGGGAAGTGTTACTTAATGTAACAACTACAAAAACTATTCTATCTACAGGTCTAGGTTCAGATTTATTTCGATTTTTTGAGATGGGAACTGAGCTCGTGGAAATAGAATCTGGAAAGACACAAAATGAGCCTGTAGGCTATGCAGTAAGGGCTGCAATAGAGGCAGCGGTATATGGGCTAGTTATGGAAGGGTTAGAAGCTCGAGTTTGGGATTTTGACTATACTACATTAGCCCCAGTGGAGGACAAAAATGAAACTGATAAAGGTACTCAGTAGTGTCTTTGGATGTATTTTTTCAATCAGCGTGTTTGGTGCGGATAATGATATTTATATTACCCAAACAGGTACTGGTCTCACATTAACAATAGATCAGATAGGAGCATCTAACGTAGTTGGTACTTCTCAAGCAAGGGTTTCGTTAAGCGGAACTGGGATGACTGTCGATATTGATCAGCTAGGTGATACAAACGTATTAGCCGCTAGTATTAGCCAAGGTAATTCCACCAGTTGGACGTACAAAGCAACTGGAGATAGCAACGTGGCTACATTGGCAGTTGGAGCAACTGGAGATGTAGCAGGTTCGGATTTTGATTTCCAAGCAACTGGTGATTCTAATGTCCTTATTTTTACCCAGGGTGATTCAGCCACTGGCACAGCAGGGAATCAGGATCTGGTTGTAACTGGAACGTCTAATAACATCAATGCCAAGTGTAATGTTATTGGGTGTAAGAATGAGTGGGCCATTTCTGGAAACTCAAATGACATAGATACTGTACAGTCTGGAGCCAATGACCACGAGATTATTGTTTCATTAACAGGCAACAGTAATAACGTGGATGTAGATCAAACAGATACAGCCAGTACTAATGTATTTAATCTTACTGCTGCTACATCCAATGGAACTATAGATATCGACCAATGCGCTTCTGGTTGCTGATTCTTTCATGGACTTGGATCAGTATTAATGCAGCTGAAATTGGAACGATATCCGAGTTTCGTGGAAATGGAGAAGTTATAAGGGAAAGTAACAAGGATAAAATCCTTGCAGAGCTTTCCTTAGATATACTTTCTTATGACGACGTCCGTACTGGCAACGGACGTATGGCTATTGAGTTTTTGGATTCTTCTATTCTGAAACTTACAGAGCATTCTAAAGTAGTTATTGATAACTACATCTTTGATCCTGACCCTAATAAATCTCAGTTAGCCTTAAATATGGTGAGTGGTACAGCTCGATTCATTACAGGTGCTCTAGGTAAAATCAATAAAGAAAACATATCAATACGTACGCCCAGTGCTACGATCGCAATCCGCGGTACAGATTTTACTACCACTGTCGATGAGCTTGGTCGTTCACTGGTGATCCTGCTCCCCGATGCAAGTGGAAATGCGTCTGGAGAGATCACAGTAACGACATGGGCTGGTACAGAAGTACTAAATCAACCCTTCCAAGCCACTATGGTTTCTACTTTCGAATCGAAACCTACTCGAGGAGTTGTTCTTAACTTAACTTTAGGGTTAATTGACAACATGTTAATTGTAAATAGACCCCCTGAAATTCAAGAAGCTCTAGCAGAACAAGAAGGAAGTACCTCTACAGATTTAGATAGAGATTTTTTTGAAGATGCTCCTGACCTGGATAAGGATTTTCTAGAAGAAGAGGAGGAAATTAATCGGTTAGATATTGATTTATTAAACTTTGATTTCCTTGTTGATCTTTTAGCTATTGTAGAAATAGGTGCTCAGAAGAAAGAAACTTCTGGAGGTAACTTACAAGGAGTAGAATTACGAGGACTTATACCGGGCTATGATCCTGTTTACCAAACGTATTCTTTTGTAGACGGGGCACACGTTTTCTTAGTCCACCAGGGGATTAATACTTTTGATATTGGATTAGAACGAGATGCTTCTACTTATGTAAGTATTAATTCAGGTGGAATGATTATGGAGGTCGAGGTCAATGGTGCAGGTGATAATACTATTGCTATTTACCAGTCTCCTTAGTTTTTATGTTTATGGTGATAACAATACCATTACCATACAGACTCAAGGTACTGGAACTAGTATTACTGTTCAACAAGTAGGAAGTGGAAATATTACAGGTGTGTATTGTGGTTTAGGTAGTTTTGATAATTCACTAGCTGGTACACATACCTGTGATGGTGCCACAATTTCTACAACAATTGATGGGATATCCAATGCCGCTTATTCTCAATCTGTCTGGTCAAATCATGATGGACAAAGCTGGGTTATCAATATTGAGGGAAATGATAACTATGCCGTTATTGATATGGATGAGGACGATAATGAATCTATTATTGAACAGATAGGAAATGATAATGACGCCTGGATACTTGGTTCAGGAGATAATAATGAGTACAAGATAGAACAAACGGGAAGTGATATGTATGCAAAAATACTCTCTTTTGCTGATAATTCAGATATTTGGATTACACAAGAGGGGAGTGGAAATCATAATGCGTATGTCTATAACTCTGGAGGAGCAGATAACAATTTCACTCGGTTAATTCAAAAAGGTTCTGGCAATAAGGATGCAGATATTTTTTGGTATGCGGATGATGGTGATCTTACTTTAACGCAACAAGGTAATGGAGCTCATACTTCGAATATGAAGTTCTATACTGATGACTATGATGTGACGGTAGTACAAAAAGGCGCATCCAATAAATCATACAGTGCTATTTTTAATTGCGTAAGCAACTGCAATAAAATAATTTCTATTACACAGCAATGAATAAATGGCTTATTGGTATAGTAACTATTTTTCTTCTAACTATTCCCCTGGTTCTCGAGTGGAGTGCTTTAGAAGTACTTAGATTAAAGACTTTTGATGCTCTTATACCTGAACAGACCCCGAGTGGTCCTTTTGTCATTCTTGATATTACTGAAGAAGATATAGAACGAGAAGGTGGATGGCCTTTTCCTAGGCACACGTTAGCTTCTATCCAGAACAACTTAATCGACCGTGGAGCGTTGGGCGTGGGTTGGGTCATCATGTTTCCTCAGGCCGATCGTTTTGGGGGAGATGATTTGTTTGCTACAAGTCTTGCCCAGGGCACTAATGTACTGGCAATACCTGAATATGAGAATAGGATTTATCCTTCAACAGATGGAACCGTAGTCCTCGGGGATAACCCTATACATACAATTACACTAACGGGCTCCTTGGCAAATGTAAGCCAACTTGAACAAGCGGCTTTACAAGGTATGGTCTCAGTTCGTCCCGATGTGGATAACTTAGTCAGACGGATTCCTTTGGTCATGAAAACACCTGAAGGTTGGGTAGCTTCTTTTGCTATGCAGGTATTGAAGGCGCTTACTGGAGAAGGAACATATCAAATAAAGACTTACAAAAGTGGGATCCAGGCAATACGTATTCCAGCTTTAGGGCCCATAGCTACAGATACGTACGGTCGTAAGTGGGTTTCTTGGATTGATACTCCTATAACTACATTGGAGAACCCCCAGGTAGCAGGTAAGTTTGTCTTTGTGGGAGTTACAGCAGCTGGGGTTATGCCTCAAATAGCCACGCCTCACGGTCTATTAAACCCTCATCATATTCAGGCAGCTCTGGCAGAAAGCTTGCTCCTGTCTGACAGTCCTCAGATTCCTGCTGATCGATTAACCTATGAGCTGCTTATTCTGCTCCTTGTCTGTACATTGGGTCTCGTGCTCGGGCGGAAATGTACGTATGCGTACATGGCAGCGAGCTCTGCAGGGTTGTGTGTACTGGTAGGAGGGCTAGAGTGGTACTTTGTAGTAAAACAATCCCTTCTGATTGATACCACATACAGTTCAATTGCCTTATTAATAGTGATGGGGGAGCAGTTCTGGCTCAATTTTAGAGAACAATCGCTTCTACGCCAGCAAATTAAAGAACAATTTGAACATTATTTGGATCCTAAGCAAGTAAAACGATTGCAAGAAGACCCTACCTTACTTCACCTGGGGGGTGAAACACGTACGTGTACGTATTTATTTACGGATTTACGTGGCTTTACCTCGATGTCTGAGAAGCTCAGTCCTCAAGAAGTAACAGAAATAATGAATGCTACATTGTCAGTTCAGGTGACCGCGGTTCAAAAGTATGGGGGGATGGTGGATAAGTTTATTGGAGATGCTTGTATGGCAATTTTCAATGCCCCCCTTGACTTAGAGGACCATGAAACTAGAGCTGTCGAATGTGCAATTGAGATACAAAAAGAGATAAAACAGTTAAACAATACATTGCCAGTTGATGTGGCAATTGGTGTAGGATTGAACACAGGGCCTGCAGTTATTGGTAACATGGGTTCAGCTACACGCTTCGATTTCAGTGCTATTGGTAATTCCGTTAATGAAGCAGCACGTTACGAAAGTGCTACTAAAGAAGTGGGAGTAGATATTTTGATCGGAGAAAGTACAGCAAAAGCATCAAAAATAGCAGTAGCCTATATTAAAGATATTATGGTTAAAGGGAAATCTGAATCTTTGAGCGTATATTCAGTTGCAGGATAATTCGCTATTGAAAATAGAAGGTAAAATCATATGATGTATTTAAATATATTTATGTGGGTAACAGCTATTATTGCTATTGCTTCTTTAGTAGCAGCTGTAACTCCAACTCCACAAGGAGATAAATTTCTAGCCAAACTTTATATGGCTATAGATTTTTTGGCTTTGAACATCGGTAAAGCCAAGGATAAATAATGGCTCGTAATTATCGAAAAGAGTACGATAACTACCAAGGAGGTGCCGCTCAAAAGAAAAGACGAGCCGCACGTAACAATGCTAGGAGAGCTGCGTTACGTAGCGGCGCTGTGTCTAAAGGTGACAATAACGATATACATCACAAAGATGGTAATCCTACAAACAATAATTCAAAAAATCTTGCTGTACGAAACAAAAGTCATAACCGATCTTTTGCGCGTACAAGTACAGCTAGGAAAAAATCATAAGGAAGGATTAAATACTCCCGGGGTATTAGTTGCTTCAAAATTCAAGACTTCCGTAAGTTTTGTAAGATACCATTCTGCTTTTTTGAGATCCTCTACTCCACCTTTGTTTTCGTAGCGCCAAATATACTTTAATACGTTTCCTTTTAAGTAACCCTGAAAGGCTTCTACAGACATAGATGCTTGTATAGCATCAATACATTCCACATCTCCAGCACTATAGTGTGGAGGATTATTTACCATATCCATCTCTATCATTTCATCACTCGAAAATTCTTTCTTTTTTTTCCCTTGTTGTTTAAGAAACTCTGACCAAATTTCCGCATCCAAACCTTTTTGGTCTTTATTGCCGTAGTAATTTCTGTAGTATCCCACTTTCTTTACTGACATGTGTTTCTCCTAAACCTTGTGTCCCCCCTAAACAATGTATATTTAATAGATTTATGAGATCTTGGAAGTCAATAGCTTCTTTCAAGAAAGTATCTCGAGTAAAAATATTGCACTTCTTAAAGTCAGTTTGTAAGCACACTAATTTGTTTTCGCATCCTGCTATTACAAATACTGGAATATTAAATTCTTTTTGTATGTTTAACCAAAGTTCTTGTTGGATTGAAAGACCAAAATTAATTTTTGATGTACCACGAACTGGAAGTTTAGCTTTGTATTTATATTCTACAAAACAGAATGCACCAGGTCCGGCATAGTATGTATCAGGTACACCATTGTGATAAGAATCATTAATCTTCCATTTATAAATCTTAGAAGATAATTTCTTATTAACCTTATTGATAAATCCAGATTCATTCACTTTCTGATTCTGGCTTATCGTTTTGGGTAGAGTCATTGTCCCGATAATACTTAATAATATTAAGGACTTGGCGTATATAACGTTTTATATCTGCAAAATTATTCGAAAGATTCTCATATCCCTGTGCGCTTAATCCGTAATAAGCCATCGCAGGTGCGTTACCCGCATCATAATTTTCAATATATTGCCGCATTACACTAGGATTTAGGACTGTCCATTCCACTATCGCTGCAATTACAGCTTCAGGCAATGGTGGATGATACATGGGTGCAGGCTTAACAATTGTAATTACTTCAATTGGTTTTACTTCGGGCACAGTACCTCGCCCGAATAAACCGCCTATTGTAGAGCACCCCTGTAACCCTATAAGGCTAATCAGCAGAAACCACTTCATCAAATTGACCTGGATCAGTTAATACAGTTAAGGCTTCATTCACTCGCTTTGTACCTCGATTAACTATCTTTTCAATAAGTCCTGGCTTAGCAATAGCAAGACTATTGAGATCGTGTCTAGCAAAAGTGTTCCTTAACTTAGTTATCTCTTGTCTAGCTTCGTTATGAGCTTCCGAAAGATCTGCTATATGAATTTGATTCTGTCTTTGATTTTCAAGTTGTTCCTGCATTTGAACATTTTGCTGTTTGATTGTGTTTTCTAATACCACTTGATTACTAATAGCAGTTTGTATCTCTATTTTAAGTTGGGATATTTGAGCCTTCTGCATATTAATATAGGAGTAAGAACCACCGGCAGTGGCTAAAAGGAGAACTCCAAAAAGTAGACTTATGCTCATTGATAGCAGAATAGCATAGATTTGTTCAGTCTTCCGCCTTCAAATCCATCATCCATACTCTGATTGTTCCATCTTTTAATTTTCTCTGTACAGGACGTAATCCCCTGGAACGAATCAAAGCTTTAAGATTATTTACATCCTTTTGATTAAAGAGGACAACAGAATTCCCCACCTTCATTTTCGAAAGAACATCTACATACTTACTGCCACGAAACTCTCCTCCTGGAGGAGGAACAGGAATGTTCTCTTCTATAGTTAGTTCAATTTGTTTTTTCATAGTTTCTTACCCCTACCCTTACCCTTACCTGACCTGAGATCGTGGCTTAGAACGCTTCTATGAAGGTCAAATTTCTCTAAAAATATAAAAAACCGCCCCGAAGGGCGGTAAAGTGTGTACATCTACATGTTAAGCTGCAGCTAAAATGTACGCATAAAATTCACCGAGTTGCAAACCTCGCGTGATCAAATTGACCAATTTCCTCCGGTTGGGGTTCACCATCTATATATTCCCGGTATGCGAGCGGATGCTCACCGTCCCAGTCGCCTTTTCTATCAGGTTTATAAGTCGTATACCAACGTTTCGAATGTAAATCAAAATAGGGCTTACTCATTTATTTTTTTGAAATTCCTTCATAGATTTGCTTAGCACGAATATAATCTTCTTCAGTAACCCAGCCTTGCCTCATTACATTTAGGTTCTGAAAACTTTGTCCAGCTCGATTTTGTGTTTTTACAGAAGCAAGTTTCCAAAGAGCTGAGAATCTATCTCCACCAAGTTGAGCTATTTGTGTATTCCATTCCCGGGATACTCTCAATTTGGAAGCAGCAAAATCTATTAAAAATGGAGTAGTATCTAACTCCCCTGTTTTTGCATCTTTTCGTAGTAACAAATGAGATTGAGTTTGAATGATTTCATAATCGTCGGGAGAACCCTCTTGATTATTAACTGTTTCATCTGCTTCTGCCCGTAAACTAAAGCTAGATACAAGACCACCACCTTTTTCACGTTTACGCCAAACAACAAAATCTTCAGTGAAATGTATATTAATTACGTAAATTTCTTTTCCATAAATTTCATTACTTACCGTATTTAACAAATCTCCTGGTTTGGCTCCTTCAATATAAGCATCGTTATTTTCATCAACTTCGCTATTCATCTGTTGCAAGAGTTTCACTCGAGGAGTTTGTAGGTGTTCACTACCAACATTCTCATTCCCAAGTCCTTTAGCTTCTGTAACATGTGCAGGCACAGTTTTGGAAACTAGTGAGATAGTTTTTGAACCTTCAGCCATCTTTCACCTCTATTTTTTCATGGTTAATAAATTATTTACTTCGATAATTAATCTTAGTAAGTTCAGTTGCTTTCACGCCTGGAACAGGCATGTTCATTTGTAAAAGCTCTCTATAAGCAGTAGCAGACATACGTTTCTGCAGCAGCTCAAACTGTTTTGTATTTAGTATATGTTTATGCAGGATGTCCCAATCTTCTACAGTAGGTACAATTTCTAATTTCTTAGAGATCGTACATACATCATTAGCAATTTGGTCAAGACCTTGCTCTTCCATTTTTCCTATAATTGCACTTTCGAGATCATTTCGACGGAGTCTTAATACTTTTTCTCGCTCTTGTAAAGACTGCATTGTCTTACGTGTAATTGTAAGTTTATCCATAAGGGTATTCAAACTAGGTTCTTTATCCATTACAACCCTCCTGGTTATGTAATTTAGTTAATACATGGAGTAAATTCTCCATTTTGCCTAACTTACTATTTAGCTTCTCGTATACTTTTTCTTCCCAAGTATTTCGAGCAGCTATAAGAATTGTTTCTGTTTTCTTATTTTGTCCCGCTCTATATATGCGTCGATTAAACTGCTGAAAATGTTCAGCGTTATATGTAGGACTACACCATATGCATGTTGTGGCTTTAGTAAGTGTTAATCCATGACTTGCAGACTGAGGATGTGCAAATAACACCTTAATTTGACCAGCTTGAAAACGTTCAACAATATCTACTCGCTTATGTGGAGGAGTATCTCCATCAATAACTTCATAGCTAAATCCTTTTTTCTTTGCTAATTGAGTTAAAGCATTTCGTTCATGTTTCCAATTAAATGCAACAAGAGAGTGCTTACGTACTTCGATTAAATCTATGATCATGTCGTATCTATGTTGGTGGATATATTTAATATCTCCTAGTTCGTCATAGACTGCACCACTTACAAGTTGAAGTAATTTCTTAACTCGAGCCCCTGCATTTACAGCATTAATAGTACCTTGCTTCGTATATAACACCGATTCTTCAGCCAAGGTGTCATACATACGTTTCACGTCTCGAGTAAGGGTCGTATGCATGATACGAGTAATATTATCTGGAAGGTCAATGCAGTCTTCCAAAGCATGACGAATATTAATGTCGCTCAATAATTGAGCTACAGTTTGTTCAATTCCTGGTTTGTCTACCCATTCATTAGCAAAACCGTTAAAACGAGGAGTACAAACTTGATTTCTGAAAGAATAAAATCTGTTTCCTAGACGTTTTCCATCATCTACACACAGAACTGGATGCCAGACGTCTAAAATTGTATTGGTATTAGGAGTACCAGACATAAAAATTCTATTATCAAAACATGAAACAATATGTTTAAGATTTTTTGATCGTTTAGAATTTTTGTTTTTAAAAGCTGTGAATTCATCAACTACTAATGTATTAAATCGCTTAAGAATTTGAGGATTTTTATATAGAAAATTAACAGCTTCAAAATTAGTAATGACCATATCTAATTTTGTATCTGCAAAAACCTCTGCACGATTCTTTGCATAAGCAACTCCATAATTAATGGTAGGTTGAAACTTTTTAATATCATCTGCCCATGCTGCTTCAAGAATAGAAAGAGGAGCAATAACTAATGTGATTGCTTCACGACGATTATGAGCATCTAACACAGAACGAGTTTTACCCGTACCTGGGTCAGAGGTAATCAGACAACGAGCATGGTTGAGGATAAAAGAAGTAGTTTCAGTTTGATGCGCGTACGCAGGGAGAGGATTTAATCTCATATTTAGTCCTGTGTTTCATGTTTGATATTGTATTTAATATTTAATGCTTAAGGTATTTTACACTATTATTCCATCCCATGTTGACAATAAGGATCTTCACCTTGTTTATAAGAACACCATTTACAATTATATATAGATGGATTGGGTGGAAATATTGTAGCAGTAGTCATAGCTATAGCTCGTTCATGGAGCTTTGGCATAAAGACCATTGCTTCATCTCGAGTATAAGCTTGTATAGTTGTTTCGCCGTGATCTAAATACCATAGCTCGGTTTGAACATGTTGAAGCTCTGGGTATCGAAAGAAACTTCCGATTGCATAAGTTAAAGCCTGCTGAGAATGACTTATCTCATTCCCAAACAGTTTTCCTGTTTTGTAATCAATTACACGAGCTGAAGTTTCTGTCTCATGTACGATTGCATCTAGTTTAATTCGAGCCCAAACATTTGAAGCCATCCATTCACAGGGTTCCCAGTCAATAGTGAACCCCCAATCTCCTTCAACTTCTACTTTGGAATTAATAAATAACTCACGCAGTTTTTTATACTGAGATTTGAATTTTTTTAAATCAGAAGGGAATTCAGATAATTGGCCGCTAACATAGAGCTCAGCTTTTTTATGTATAGTACTTCCACGTTTAGCTGCAGGTCCGAAATCTTCTTGTATACGTTTGACCTTAGCTATATATGAACGATACGCACAGGCCTCGAAGGTTTTTAAAGTCGAATGAGACCAAGCTGGTATAAGACCTAACTCTTTTGGAGCGTCCGTTACAATTACATTTTCAATATCCGGACGCTTGTCTTGTACAAGCTTTACCATAGAATTTTTAGCTAGAAATTGTTTGGATTAAGCTCATGTCTTTAGAGTCAAAATGAATTTTTAATAGAGATTCTTTGACTCCTTTATCTAGAAGCCAAGTTACTAATACCCCTCTAGGGGCTGATTGATATTCACCTTCTCCCATTCTTTTACGAACAGTTACAACACTTAATCTGTTCATAGCTTTAGTAAAATCTCTAATAGATAATACTTTTCTGCTATCTGTCAAAACATCATACATCACTTTAAAGTGCTGCATAGGTATTATTATTTCTTCATTTACATTAGCAATCCAGCTTTTTATGTAACGTTGTGCAGTACTTATACCGCCTGCATCGAATGTGTTAGTTAATGGGATATCCAATATCTCAACAAAATACTCGAGATTGCTAGATTTAATAGCATTAGCAAATTCTTCCAGAACTGACATGCTAACCAATTTCATATTTCGTTTTGCTTCATTATCTAATGCGGTATGGGCCATGCGATGATCTATCTGGAATTTTTGTAACAGACCTGAAAATACGTACAACTCCTTATCCAGCTCTTCCAGTCGTGTAAGCAAGGCAGGAAATGTATCTTCTAATCGATATTCCTGTCGAGGAGCTACATTGTAGCGCCTGTCTCCATCTTCTATTTTGACGGCATCGGCCCTATTAGTAAGAAATAAGAAATTACAATACGAAGGCAATTCCACCTGGTTGGCCCGCATTGCACGTACAGTAAGTGAGGGCTCGGTAATTTGATGTTTCAATTTATCTGCCATACGGCCAATATTTCCAGAATCTCCCATTCGGAATTCATCAACTACAAGAAATAAGGCCATACGCATATAGAGATTAAAGTGTTCCTCTATATTTTCTAACGCACGCATGGGAACTTGTTGTTCTCCAAAAAGAGGCTTGAGCACTTTATGAACAAACAAACCTTTCCCAGTGCCCGGTACTCCTGTAAGGATCCAAGCAGTCATTGTTTTCTGTTTTTTCTGATATATGTACGCAAGCCAATTAATAAAATGTTCTGTTTCTAGTACACCTCCTCCAAGAATTTGTTGAATAAGCTTATATATAAGAGGCATATATTTTATAAAATTTTGAGATTCTCCGTATTTTATTTCTGGTAAATCTTGCTCCGCGGCAATCATGTAAGGACTTTTTCGAAATAGATTTACATAATACGGAGCTCTTTCCATTTGCATTCCTTTACCTGAGGAAGGATCAAATACTACTTGAGCATCTGGAACATAATCGGGCATAGGTCGATTATGTGTTCGCATAAAACCTTCCAATGACCCTTTTTGTGTAGGAGTCAAAGGAAAAGTATCGGTAAATTGTTCCTTAGCCTTATCGAAAATCCCGTTATAAAAAATATCAGTGTAATAATCTCTAAGGATTATTGGTCGGACTTCTTTTCCTCCGTCCATTTGGTCTGCAAAGGTATCAAAGATACTTTTATAGAATTCTGGATCTGCTTTTTGTATTTCAAATACAGGCTCACCTTTAAAATTGTACATATAATGAGGGTTGGTAAGAATAAAATAGTAGGCACCGCTGTCACCTCCGTTAATATTACAGTTGACGTAAGGTTCACTTACCCTACAGACCTCAATTGTCATTCTGTCGGGATTCTGCAAGACTTCTTGAGCCTCACCTCCCACATTAACAGTAGTGATACGCTCGGCTTTCTTAGTTAGTCCTGCTTTTTTTCGTAAACCATCTTTAATATGTACACCTAAATTATGCACTTTCTCTGGATTTACATCCTTCAACAATGGAACTATGTCCACGGTTGGTTGACCACGAGTGATATATACAAACCGTTCGCCCGTGATTGGATCTTGTATACCAACAAATTTAGGTGGCGCTAAATAAATTAGCTTTGAATTATCAGCTAAGCTTACATCTAAGGGATACGCTATGCTTTGACCATTAGCTGAAAGTGTTAATTGATTTGCTAAAAAATCTATCTCATAGTTTAAAGTTCTAAACCATTCCTTTAATACCTTTGGATATACTGGATATTTAAGGAGGAAAAATAAATGCATTGAGACTTTATTACCTTTAAGTCCCAGGGAAGCAGATGCTTGTGCAATATAATTTACATCCTGAAATTCGGGAGGCAAATAAGTAACGAATTGTTCAGCAATAGTTTGTATATCAAACTCGCTGAGAGTTGATTTGGAAGAAGAAATTGGAAATTCAATACCATCTAAATCAAGGACCAATAGCTCTGTTTGAGCTGCTCGGTCCGTCATCATGGCTCGAGACTCGTTTTTTAATTTCTTTTTAAGTAACCCTTTATATAGAGCTGCACCTTGTATAGAGTATCTCTTAAGTAATTCGAAAAATTCGGCAAAACCTTCTGGGGTTTTATTGAATTTGTGATGAGATGACGTAAAGTTTTTAGCGAGTGGGTAAGGCTTTTTTCCTTCTACTGAAATTTCTTTTATTAATCGTTGTTTAGCCTTTAGAAAAACTACTTCCATCATTTATACTCCTCTTATTCCGTTCGTCTCTCTCATATACTTCTCTGCGATCTATTCTTATATTAGCTTTCGCTTCGAAGGCTAATTTTACTTGTTTAGTTCCAAGAGACGTTACTAGAATTTCACACAAGATTTCAGATTTTAAAGAACCGGCTTCATATATCTCCTTATGAATGACAACCGATTCTTGTTTTTTTCTTGTTAATATTAGATTACTCATCTACTTATCATAGACTTTGCTATAGCTTCCTTCGGCATCTAACGGTAATGTTTTACACCATTCCGGTGGCTCTTTCATTATAGCCATAATCTGATTCAAGTTTACTTCAGCGTCCTTTTGGGGACCCGAACATATGATTTCATCGTGTACAGTTAAAACAACATTAAACGTAGGAAGTTCCTTTTTTATTATAAGCATTTGATTCGTGATAACTATACGAGCTAAAGCCTGAATAATGTTTTCACAGAGCCTTGGTCCATGAGTACGTATAGGACCTTTGTTGGTACTAGATTGGTACAAAAATTCCCCGGACACAAATGTAAGATGTGGGTATTTTAAAAACATACCATTAGGTAACTTAATAGCAGTATGTACAATTTCTAAGGGCCCATACCTGGGTATGTGCTGATTTACATGAAGCATGGCATATAACATGCGTTTACATGCATTCCAAAGTATAGGTATATTTGGATACATAGCACGATATTGACTAACGATCGCAAGTGCTGTGGATTCGGTGACATCAATAGAAGGCGATCCATTTTTAAGTGTTTCTTGATATCGGTCTTTACCCATACCATATCCAAGACCTAAAATGGCAGTCTTTCCTACATATCTCTCTAATTTGTCCTCTTTTGTTATGTGACGATTATAAATATTAGATGCAAATTTACTATAGACATCCTCTCCTGCTGCAAAAGACATTAATAAAGATTCTTCATTAGCTAACCAAGCTAACATTCGAGCTTCGATGTTAGATAAATCTGCTATATATAAGTAATAGTCTTGTTTAGCCTGTAATGCACTACGGAGTTTAGATCCCCGCGGCAAGTTTTGTAGGTTAATCTTTTCAGATCCACCAAAACGGCCGGTATGTGCTGCGTAATATCGTAATGGCACAGAGAACGTACCATCTGGATTTACTGCAGAAAGAAATCGTTCAGCTCGAGTTTCTTCAATACGTGATTTAACAGCTTCTCGTCCTTCCCAAATATGTTTATGTTCAGGATAAGCTCTCATCATTTGTATATATGCAGAGTCGTTTTTACTAAAAGCTGGAATTATCTTCCCTGTGCGTAGACTCTTTTTAGTTGGTATAACGACTCCCAAGGATTCAATATGAGCCGCAAACTTAGGTTGAGAAGCTAAAATCTCACGTGTTGTACCGCTGTCTTTTATTTTTTGTGCAGTTTCAGTAATTATTTGCTCTTTATGCTGGATTAAAAGTTCACGGTCCAAGATCAATTGCGGTTCAACGAACATCCGTACCGTCATATCAATCAAATCCAACTCGCTTTGTGGATAACCTTCTGCCATCTTTTGAAATATGGCATAAGTTAAATCTACGTCTTGCCTACAATAACCTGCAATACTTACTTCGAGCTCTGGATCCAAGTCACGTATGCCTTTGGCATTGATAAGTTCTTCGCCCTTACGCAAAGTCCGATCGGTAGGGAACAGTCGTTCACATACATTTTTTAATGAAGCAGATTCGTTGGGATATAACCCACGGCTCATAGCCGCGGTATCGTAGTAATACTCAGGATAAACCTGGTATATCTGTGTAAGAATATAGGCATCGAAAAGAGTGTTGTGACATACAACAGCCAGCTCAATCCAGTTGTATTGTGCAAACAAGTCTGGAATTTCTTCGAAGTTATACCATTCACTCTCAATATCATCGTTCCATTTGACACCTACTCCCCATACTTTGAACTCTGGGGAGTGTACATACTCTGCCGTGGTCATTTTCGTAAGGGAATAACCAACGTCATAGAATGTCTCAAAGTCTAGGTATAGTTTATCCAACGTCATTTTTTCTCCTTAGTTAAGGTTAACCAATGTTCGTAATCCCCCTTTTTAGCTCGTTCCCAACCAATTTGCTTGCTGTGAACCATATTAAAAGCCGTACCTAAAGATACTAATTTGAATTGAATATGAGGAGCATCTTCGTCTGGATAGAAATAGGTATGTTTCCTATTCCTTTTGACGTAGACGTAAGTAGCCATAAATACTCCTTATTTATTGACCTACAGAGGGGGCTTGACTTCTTTACAGAACCCCTTATGGTCGAAAGAGAATATTATAAATAATTCATATACGAGGTAAATAGAACTATGGCTACATTTACATCAGGTCCCGTAGCAGGGAATCAGTCTTTTAAGCCGTTTCCAGACGGAAATCTTGGCGTTAGATACGCTAAAATTACTCTTACCGCAGCGGTAAATACAAGCGACGTATATCAAATGGTCGATGTTTTTTCCGGTGAAACGGTACATAACATCAGAATTCTATCTAGTGATCTAGATGGTGGCACTGATTTAGTGTTTGATGTTGGTGATGATGGCGATGTTGATCGTTATATTGATGGTTCAACGTGTGGGCAAACTGGGATAGCCGATGAGCTGGATGCTGCTAGGGCACCTTATACGTACACAGCTGATAATACCATCGACATTCTTTGTACAGTAGACCCAGCTACTGATGTAGCTACAGGTACATTAGAACTTTGGGCTACAGTATCGTAGATAGACTATTTTCCTTCTTTGATCTCCTCTATGAAGGAAATATTTAGGGGCTACTGATTTCGACAGTAGTCCCTTTTTTTAGTCCCAGTCTTTTCTATCTGTTTGTTCTTCCCAACCTTTTTTATACAACTTATATTCAGGGTCTATAGGTTTTAGCTCTATACGACGCGAACTATAAGAATTTCCTATGTAGTAATGTGGGTCAAAAGATCTCGAATAATAATAATCCGCGCTGCCTCTGTCTTCTGCAGATCCATGTCTGGGGAAATTATTCATGATGTGAAGTTTCTTCCTGTAGAATTCGTCGGATATCTTCGAGAAGAAAAACAATCTCCTCTAAACTACTAACAATTTGAGAATTAGAATTTTGTAATTCAGTAATCCTTTCAAAATTTGATTCCACTTGGTTTTCTAGTTTACGTTGAGCTCGCCAAGCATCAGAATCATCTTCTATAGCGATATGACTATCCCATGCATCGCGTACATCTGTAGCTTCAAGTTTTTTAGTCTCCATCTTGATTGTCTCCATATTGATAACTGGCACTAACACACTCTCGAGAGCAATATTTCTGATTTTTACGATGGTTATCCTTGAATGCTTTTCCGCAATATCTACAAACAATATCTATCCTGACGCGATTTCGCTTAATAATACTGTTTGGAATTTTGTGCCCCAGAAAATCCTCGGTTTTCCATTTACGTCCTGGCGGATGAGGAGGTTGCCACTGAAACATTGTTTTAACCTTAATTTATACTAAAGATAGCTGCCTTACCTATGTCTGACGTTATCCGCGGATTCATCATCCATAACCAACCTTACGTGTATATATCGTGCGTTCCCAAGCCGGTACATATATGTATAGCAGGAGGTTATTAACCAACGCTGTTTATGATACATACCACAATGGCCACCACGCCTCTTTAGTTAATATTAATTAAAAATATTAACAATGCCGTCGCACCCTCAAGCAGCTAACTTTAATATTGAGCTTTAACCTATTTCAAATCCTCCCGAAGCACGGGCGAATTTAGCAAATTCACGAACATTTTCAGCATCAAAAGGATAACTTTTACCCCAATGTTCACGCATTCCATTAGTGCAAGAATTACATTTGCCGCTACCTCCGCAAAATTCACATTTTTGATCAGGTAAAGCATCTTGAGTTTTTCTATATTCTTCTTCAAAAGCATCAAGTTCACCTGATTTATCGAGCTCATCTATTTTATTAGCAATATGTATAGCTTTAATTGCAGGAATAATATAAGAATTGTTATAGTCACCTTGGTCTTTATCTTCTTCAGTTAAGATTTTTGGTGCAACCTGATCACAGACATAACCCCAAAGAGCTCTCCAATGCCACACGTTATTACGAAAGTAATAACCTGGGTTATCGTCTTCGAATTTTTCTAACGCCTTATGATATTTAGTTTTCTCTTCAGAGAGTGCTAAATCCCAGTTAATTTCAGGTTTTTCACTAATCAATTGTGGCTGTTTGCCATACAAATCAAACCCCATAATTTTTACCTCCAATCTGGTTCATATTCTTTCCACGTAATCGTGGGTCCTGAAACATCGGCCATAAAAAATTTATATTTTTTCTTGTCTAGAGTTAATTTCTCATGGTGCATTGTTTTCTTCATAATGAATAAAACAACAGAGGCACATAGGCCGCCTACCATAGCTGCCGCCATACCACTGAAAGTTCCATAAAAGCAGACCATCAGGGTGACAGTGATCATGACATCAATAAAAACGTCATGACCAATTGTCTTACGTCCGCCAATTTTAAGCGCTAGCAAAAGTAGCCCTAATGCGCTGAAAATTCCGATTAGTAACATTAGTTCTATCCCTCCACATTAAATAAGCCATGTAAGCAAACTGTATGGCTTCGATTAATATCCACAAAACAGTTGTAACGCCAGATATAACAGTAGGACTCACGTAGTTTTACTCCCAAAGTAATATATACATACACCTACAAGAAACAGCACAGTAATTAAAGTAATGACATAGTGCATAGTTGATGCAAGTGCAACCAATCCTAAAATAATACTAGACCCAATTAAAATTGAGTTTTTGTATTCATTCAAGAGTTCTCTAAATTTGTATGACTTCACCATAAGGTGCCTCAGTACTTGATGTAGTTATCCATAAAACTGGATAGTGTGGTTTATCTCCGAAATCGTTTGACTCTAAATCAGTAAGATATATAAGAGCCGAAACTTGTGGATGGTGTTTACTAATATGTTTTATAACAGGACTAAATTTAGTACCACCTCTACCTTCATACGTTACTTTTAAAGGTAAATTCTCTCGAGTATATTCTTTGTCTCTGCGTACCTCTGTATCACACTGCAAGAAGTGAATTCGTTCTGGATTAGTATCATGCAGAATAGAAGTAATTTCCCCAGTAAATTGTTTTAATTCTTTTTCACTAATTGAACCTGAGGTATCAACTGCAACAGCAATCTCCTCGAGACATGGTGTGTGTAGAGATGGAAGATAAAGTCCTCTGGATATAAATCTACGATTAGGTTTAATCCATGTAAAATCTGACTTATTATTGGCTCGTAAGAAACGAGCTAATGTCATTTTCCAATCTATTTTGGGGGCTAACGCTTTCTCAATGAGTGTCTGTAAATGCCCGGGTAATTTACCCATTGCTTTAGCAGCTTCTGTAGCTTGTTGCACTGCAACTTCTATTTCCGCTTCGAATTTTCCTCTTGCAGAGCCATCACTCAAAGACGGATGGTCAATTACAGCACCACATCCTCCAGGATCATCGCCTTCCAACAATAGAATGTCTCCAGGACCAGTGCCATCTTTAATGTCATCAGGTAAGAGCGCATAAACATTGTCAGTTGACATATCATCGTACTTAGAATCAAGAAGCTCTGTATGTGGCAATATAAACTTACTTTTTATTAGAGCCCCATTGATTACATAGTCTCCAGCTATGTTCCATTTGATTGGATCTCTTTCATTTCTCCGAAGCATATGCATAAGAGCAACATGCATAACTTCATGGGCAATAAGACCTATACGTTCATGTTCACGTAATTTAAGAAACCATTTGGGGTTATATATAATACGTTCCCCATCAGTTGCTGCAGTGCCTATAGATTCATCTGCAATAGGTTTTAATCGCAATGCTAGAGTGCCAAAGAATGGACTAACTAGAATTAACTGCGACCTTGCTTTTGTGAATTCAGCTAATCCATCCATTATTTATCATCCTCTAATAAAGCACCTGTAAGAATGGTTTTATTCAATTCATTATCGACAACTATTTCAGTAGCCATTTCTTTTTGTAGGTCTTGGTTACGTTTACGTTGTTGTTTCTCATGAATTTTAGCAAGCTTCTCTGATGTTACTAATTTAGATAAAGCAGGCCAGGCTTTTACTGCTTGATTTAAAGTAGTGAATTTTCGAAGTAAGTCATCTACTTCTCTAGAAGTAAGCTTCTTTTTTGCTTTTAATTTGCTGTTATATTCAATAGCTTCACAAACATAATTAACGTTTTTATCCTTATATCGATCAAAGTGAAACCGAATATTTTCGGTATACCGACTATTGTCGGTTATACCCATAGGAATAAGACGTTCTGTAGATAAATTAATCTGAAAATTAAAGTTCTCTTCTAAAGTTGTTTCAATAACAGTTTTATTGAACGTGTCACGTACCATTGTAGATGTAGTAACAGGAGCAACAGCTTGGAGTTGACTTGATTTCTTGAACATTTTTTTAGTATCAAACAAGTTACCGAATGCACTTTCTGCAGCTGTTAAAAGAGATTCAACATGAGGTCCTATATATATGTTATAGATTTTATCTCCATATTTTGTTTCCACTTCAAATGGTGGATGAGCTTTATCATAAGAACTTTCAAAAGCTCCTAGGATGTCTTGTCTGAGATAATCAGACATTCGTACAGTACTCATAATACCTCCTACAAAATTACTGTTGAGTTATGAGATACCCATTGATCAATTGCATCATGTTGAATAATGGATCTGTCTTTGATAAGAGATTGTTTGACTGTGATAACCTGGAACTCAGTAGGTAATTTCTTAATTACCTTCATAATATTTTCCATCTTCTCGTCACAAGCACGAGCTGCCAGAGCACCCGAAAGGGCATACATAACGGCAGGATTGTCATCTACCTTGTATGTATGCGGGTTATCGATTAGGTGATCTATATCAGGTAATTCTGTATAGATTTGCCTAAATGCTATGTACTCTCCTGCAGCACCATCGCCAACTAATGCTGAAACTCCATAAAATAGAGATTCTTCATCGACTTTGGGTAACTTCAACCGTTTATCTACATAGGACCAGCTCCGAGGAGTCGGAAAAGCATAGTCTTCTGGGTTAAAGTTAAAGAGAAGATTAGGACGATATCTAATAAAAGATACCAGGGATGTATCAACTCCATTGGACACAGCCCATTCTACCCAATCTCCCAGATCTGCTTCAAGCTCATAGTGCGCTAACCTGTTCCTAACAGGTGATGGCATTTGATATACAGCAGCTGCATCGGTAAGACGATTGCCTGCTGCAATAATTGACCATCCATCAGGGATTTTATAATCACCAACTACCCGGGTGATTAATAACTGTAAAAACGCATTTTGCGTAGCAGGTGGAGCTGTAGGCAATTCATCTATAAGAAAAATGCCTTCTTCTCCATCTCTTTCTACGATAGGAAACACATCAGGCACAGCCCAACGGGTAAAATGCTTTAACGACTCCTTCATCTTAGCAAGATAAGGAATTCCTCTAACATCTACGGGATCAAACAGATTAGCTCTGAAATCAAGTAACTTAATACCACTTGTTTCTGCTATTTGAAAAGGAATTTCTGACTTACCAATACCTGGGCCTCCCCAGATCATGGTATTTATTCCAACTTGTCTGTTAGCTTGTATTTCCTGTTTGAGTAAACTTGGTTTGATTGAATGCATAACAACTCCTCTAGTCCATCATTCATATTTCAATTAGTTCAATTTCACGTATTTTCACGTGGCCTATTGCTACTTTCTCTTGGAAAGCATGCGAAGCCAGGTCGCTATAGTTGATTTGCTCATCTATAGGATATGGAGCTTCAAATTCAATAGTTATTTGCATGTCAGGACAAGCTGCATCTTGAAAAGTAGCTCTAAAATATCTTTTACCTTCTGACATATCGCATCTCCGTAGTATCACAATCAAAACATTCCAACGAAGGAACAAGACCACTTCTTGATATATACCTTTTAAGAATACGAGTTCCGCACATGGAGCATCGCTGCGTCAATTCCACTTCCTTATAAACACTCCCGAGCCACGTTTTCACTTCAACCAATTTCTTTTTCACTACTACCTCCTTTAATCAGGCACACACAAGCTTACGTTTTAGAAGCGAATCTCAGTAAACTCTGCTTTACGGGACAATCTTCCAGGCTTATGAGTAGTGTTGTATTTCTCGCATATCGCTAGGGCTTCTTCTTCAGTGTTACATTTTGCCAATAGATGGGCTTTCTCCCATGGAGTGGCACATGGCTCAAGGCCATTCTGCCACTTTGGATTTTCTATATACCAATTTCGAACTCTTATTTCATAAGACATACAACTACCTCCAGATTATCGAGGAACGGCTCTGCGAACTCGAACGGGATTTCCGGTCACTGGCCCAGATGCGTGATCGATTGCGTCTGCTAGATGCGTATCTAACATACGCTTTAGAAAGTCAAACTCTGTACTGATTTCTGGACCAGATTCCATAATCATGCGGTTAACTACATACTGTGCTGCTTGGTTCAACATATATTGCCTAATCTGCTGAAACGCTTTCTCAGTTTTAATCGAGTGTTTTCGTTCGGGATATTCTTGGTAAAGTCCCCATAGCAGGTCTACCTCGCTATCGTTAAATACATACCCCTCCATGAGCAGCTTATCCTCGACGGATTTCTGTATCATGCTTCTGAAACTATTCCGGGGTACTTCTTTTAAAAAGAATTTTATTTCCCACTTAGAACCAACAAACTCATCTATGATTTCAGCAGCAGTAGCGGTACCCCCACTGGAAAAATCAAATACTGTTTCCCATCTATCCATGTGTGACTCCTTTGCGAACTCTGTGACAAAATGTCACTCCTGCTTGCTTACAAGCATTTTACCTAATAGAAGTGTTTGACTAACAAAATGCACAATGTTACATACGGTACATGCGAGGCGTAGTCACGCTAACCCGGCACCCCAGTCAGCCTGTCAGCCGAAGGCTGAGCGGACACAGGATGGGACGCATCCGTGTACGCGACAGGATGACGGAGGTGGGGGTGCGTGATAGCCGAGCAACTCCCAACATAAAAAAACCCCTACCAGCAATTAAGCCGATAGGGGTTAATTAAGAGAGTGAGATTTTAGTCGAGCGGGAAGGACACCTCCTCAGCCTGCAAACCCAACTCCTTTGCTGCTCCTTTAGCGAGCTCCAGCTTCTGGTCATCAGAAAGCTCTTTATATTCCGCTCGCATATCGCCAGTCGTCATGTTGAAGTACTCTTTAATGACGCCAACCTGTCCTCTTTTCTCTGCCATTCCATTTACCTCCATTGAATTTTAATCTGTTTTTTGAGGGAAACTGTGTCTCATCAAATTAACTGGATTCCCTAACGCAATGTCCTCATTGCAACGGTAGACCTCCACACCAACACCTTCGTCGAGACGCTGTATCTTCACTGAAAGTGAATCGACGGTAATCCAGCAGAACGAATGTTCAGCTGCCAAGGTGTAGTCAGTGCCGTCGTGGAAACTCGTGGGAGCGATATTCGAAGCAGGCTCATCAAGGATGAGTGCCTGTTCAGGCTTGGAGGAGGGATACACCTTTTCCATGATTGCCTTGAAGCCTTTTGAGGCTGACAGTGGTAATTTGAGTTCTTTCATTCCATTTACCTCCATTAAAGGAAAAAGGCCCCTACCAGTGGTTAAACTGATAGGGGCCGAAAAGACGAACGCGATTAGGCTGTAGCAAACACTGTCTCACAATGCTGGATTGAAGCCTTATTCATTGCGCTTGCTGTTTTGCCCGACTTGTCAGCGTGCTGGTTGAAGTTCCATTCAGACAACCGTTGAAGTCGTCGCTCAACTTCAGTCTGGACACGATCACGGTCTAGTGAAGTGCTTCTCAAACCGAACTTGTCGTCTATATTGGTGATTGCATCCCGCAGTATCCGAGCTTTCCGTCCGAGCTGCATCATCTTCTCTTCACGAGTAATGAGCCACTCTGGTAATTCGGCACTGGCGCTGATGCTGGTGAGCGAGTCGTTGTATTCATATGCAATACTGACGAACTCTGCCCAGGTACGGGTGTTTAACGACAGGATGTTGATACCTGTAGATTGAGGGTCTACCTCCAAGAGCACCCGAATACCATCGATAACGTCTATGACCTGGTTGTCATAGTATTCTTCGTCCGCGTCCTGGTTATCTCCGTTGAAGGTCAAAGGAGTCTTCGCCTTCAAATCAAACACCATCATGATGTCTTTGACAACGGACGGATTGTACGTCGGATTGCCATAGTCATCGAGGTGATAGCGTTTGTAGAAGAAATCAGGAAGAACAATCTCGAGCTTTGTTGCTCGAGTCTCTGCCCCTTCAGGGTCACCATTTGTATCAGGAACATGAGCCGATTCATCGGTATGTTCCGGAGGTAACGGTTCCTGCGTTTCCAGGTCTGCAGGGTCAAATAGGTCATCGGCTGTATTAGCCATAATCGCCTCCAATTAGCATTGATTAAGAGATGTAGCTCTATGGACCAAAGCCCAAGAACCATAAAAACAAGGTATTAACGACGACGGAGGAGGAGTTCCTGTACCAGCAGCCGGTTTTTGGTGGTACAGGCTAAACTATTGAATTATAAGCAATTTATGAAAAACTGTACCAGCACAAAAAAGTGGTGGTACAGGCTGAAAGGCTTGCTGCGTAAGGCTTAGAGGTGAATCTGTACCAACTGTACCAGCCAAAAATGAACTTGTACTTTAAATCTATAATTATGGTCCACGGTCGATCTCTAAGTTGAGAGCGATTTAGCTGGTACAGCCGGTACAGGAGGAACGAATCGGCATGCTTCTCAAGCAGAGAGCGGGTCTCAG